CTTCTCTAATAAAGGCTAGAAAAGGAGAATGGGATGTCACTATAAATGATGATATCCCATTTTTTGATTCCAATCTATCCTACGAACTTACAGGATATAAACCTATCGATGATAAACATGGGTTGGACTTTGACCCAGCTTGGTATACTGAAGCTAAGGATACATTTATGAGAACAGGACATTACTGTACTTATAGATTTGGAACCAAGCCTTATAATGACTTTTGGACGCAAGAATATATAAGATGTAGAGATGGAATGACAGTTAATGGATATACAATTACTGGTGATAATTATTTCTTCTTGAATTATTATCAATTAATGGACTTGACATCAGCCGACAAAGCTGGTGGTGGTAGACTTTATGACTTCCCAAGATTCTTCGTAAAGCAGTATGAATATTTCCATTACGTTGAATTATGTAAGAGATTAAGAAAAAATGCCATAGGACTTAAAGCCCGTGGAGTTGGATTCTCTGAAATTGGTGCTGCAATTGCAGTAAACACATATAATTGTAGAAGAAACTCTGTTATAGTTATTGCAGCTCAACTTGAAAATTATCTTACTAAGACTCTTAGTAAATGTTGGAAACAGTTGGACTTTTTAAATGACTATACTGATGGAGGATTTTTCAAACTAAGGCAAGTAGAAGATACAGCTCTTAGTAAGAAAGCATCTGTTTATAAAGTAATAAATGGACAGAAAGTAGAAGCTGGATGGATGTCAGAAATCACTGGTATCAATGCTGATAAGCCAAATAAGATTCGTGGTGACCGTACCGACTTATTAATATATGAAGAAAGTGGTTCTTGGCCTCAATGGAAAAGAGCTTTCGAACAGGGAGACGCTCTTGTAGGTATTCAGGGAGCAAAGTTCGGAATTAAAATGGCTTGGGGAACAGGTGGAGATAAAGGTCCTTCACTTGAAGGATTAGCTAAAGCATATGAGGAACCCGATACATATGATGCTCTTCCTTACAGACATAGATATACTCCAACTGGTGAAGAAGTTATTACAGCTTACTTTATTCCTGCATATACTATCATTAATAGACCAGGACTTATTGATAAAAGAGGTTGGACAGACCCAGTTAAAGGTAGGGCTTATTATGAAAAGGAAAGAGACAAGAAAGCAGCTGACCCTGAAACTTTAATTATACACTGTGCTGAATATTGCTTTACAGCAGACGAAGCTCTAGCTTTAGAAGGTACTAATAAATTTAATAAGGTACTTATTTCAGAACAGATTGCAAGAATTAGAGTTGACAAACAAGGTCAGAAAATTAGTGTAGGTTCTCTTGAATATAAGTTTAATGGCCCAGTACAAAAAGAAAATATAGTTGGCTTTAAATGGATAGAAAACTCTGCTCATGGTAAAGTACATATATTGGAACATCCTATTTGGACTATTGATGATAAACAACCTAAGATGAGGGATATGTATGTGGCTGGAATAGACAGTATTGATATTGGACAGAAGGAAACTTCTGATGCTACTAAAGACCCTTCTGATTTTTGTATTGTAATTAAGAAAAGAATTAGAGGTCTTACTGACCCTATGTATGTTGCCTATTATAAGGACAGACCTCAAGACGTAAGAGATGCATATAAAATTGCACTCAAACTTATGGAGTATTACAATTGTCAATGTGTAATTGAAGCATCTAAAGTTGCCATGATTACATGGGCTAGAGAAAATAAATGTCTTAATAGGTTTATGAGAAGACCTAGGGCTACTATGCCTGATGTTCAAAATGGACAAAGTAAACAGTACGGTGCTCCAGCAACAGTGGCAGTTATTGATTTACAGACTGACTTAATTGCAGACTTTGTAAATGACTATTGTCATACAATATGGTTCCCAGAAATGCTTGATGAACTTAATCGTTATACTGATGAGAATAAGCGAAAGTTCGATATTGTGGCGGCTATGGGTATGGCTGAACTTGGTGACCAAGAATTACAAGGAATAATACCTAAAGCTGTTGAAAATGTAGATGATGCATTTCAAGACTTTGGATATTATAGAGACGAGAATGGAATTAAAAGGTGGGGAACTATTCCTAAAGAGAAACCTAATATTCCTAAATATGATTTATTTCCTTATCATTATGACAACGACAGAACTAGAAGCAGCAATCCTCGACATAATCCGCAGATGCTACAAAATGGAATATACTAGCAAACTTATAGTGAAAGAACTTCCAGAAGGAGGTTATTCAGCTATATTTGCGATGAATAATATTGATAAACCATTAGTAATCTCTGGACAATTAGGAGCTTGCGACTTTTTAAAATATATAGAACAAGAACTTAAAGACAAATGTCTTTGGAGAGTTGAATATTCATTAGGATATCAATCATTCCCAGAGCCTTGTCCAGAATCACCTGAACAAACAAAATGTAAAAATGAAAGATACTAAAAAGAATGAAGAGTTGATGGAAGCTACCAACAGGGCAATCAGCGAGCTGGTTTATCCTAAGTACAGGTTGCAAAAAGCATACAACTACTATAACTGCAAAAGAGATGCTGAGCAGTACAGATTTCTTGAAGAAAATTATGGTATAGGTCAACCTACATCAGTAGAATTCATACCTCTTATTAGGAAACATGTGGATGCTTTAGTAGGAGAGTTTCTAGGAACTCCAATTCTTCCTAAAGTATCTTGCAAAGACTCTGCAACGATAAGTGCTATCACTCGTGAAAAAGAAATTGCAATTTCCTCTGAAGTATATAGTCTTCTACAAAAACACTTAAAGAACTCTATGCTTAGCTTTATTGACGGAAGAGATATTACAGATAAAGCCATTGAACAACAAATACAAAAATTGATTGATGATTTAGACCAATCATTTATTTCCCAATATGAAATGGCAGCTCAAAATGTCATTGAGTATATTATGCAAAGTAGGGACACTGACCTTATGACTAAACTAAGAATATTGTTTTTAGATTTACTAATAACTGGTTATGCTTTCTACAGAGTAAAGCCATCTACAAGTAAGGGAAATATTGATATAGAGGTACTTAATCCTTTAAATACATTTATTGATAGAAATCCTGAATCTGTATATATTAAAGATTCTTATAGAGTTGTTGTAAGAAAATGGCTTACTAAGAATCAAATCTTAAATATATATGGTAGAGATTTATCAAGAGATGATATTGCTAAAATTAAAGACTCATGGCATCAAAGCTTTGATACTTCTCATTATTACGTAAGGTCATTTGCTGATGTAAAGAGTGGTGCCCCTATGACAGACGGACTTGAAGCAGGAAGAGAAATAGTTCCTGGATTTCCAGATGAAGCTATTCAATCTTACAATTATAAACTAATTCCTGTTTATGAAGTAGAATGGACTGAGACTGATAAAGATTACAATCTACAAAGATATGAAACTGTTCGTATAGGACAGGAGATTTATATTTTAAAAGGTAAAAATGAGGAAGTAATAAGAAGTAAAGATAATCCTTCTTATTGTAGTTTATCAGTAAATGGAGTCTACTTTAATGATAGAAATAATGAGCCATTCTCTTTAGTATTAGCTTGTGCTAATCTACAAGATAGATATGACTTATTACATTTCTATAGAGACAATTTAATTGCAAATAGTGGAACTACTGGAGACTGGTTAGACTTATCAGTGCTCCCAACAGCTCTCGGAGTTAAACTTCCTGAAAGAATCCAGAAATGGATTGCTTACAAAAAATCAGGAGTTGCAATTATTGACACGTCACAAGAAGGAAGACAATTTAACAGTAATACAACTTACTCTGGATTTGATGATACGGTTAAAGCCCAAACTATTCAAGGTATTCAGATTGCAATTGATGCTACTGAACAGACTACAAGTTCTATTACTGGAGTTTTTAGAGAGCGTTTAAATGGAATCCAACAAAAGGATGCTGTTACTAATGTGCAGACAAGTGTTAATAATTCGTTTATTATTACTAAGAAGTACTACCAACAAATGGATTTAGTAACTAATGAACTTCTTCTTGACTGCTTGAATATAGCTAAGATTGTATATAAGAATGGATTGAAGGGAACTTTAATTCTTGGAGATAAATATCAAAGAGTCTTTACTGCACTTCCAAAATACTTTACTGTTAGTGATTATGATATTCATATTGTAACAAGCACTGATGTTATTAAAGATATGGAATCTATTAAAGCTATTATTCCTGAATTTATTAAGAGTGGAACTCTAGAGCCAGGAATAATCTTTGAAGCATTAACTGCCAAGAGCTTAACTGAACTTAAATATAAAGTACAGAAAGCACTTAAAGTACAGAAGGATGAAAATGGCCAGATGCAGCAACTTATGCAGCAGAATGAACAACTTCAACAGCAAGTACAACAACTTCAACAACAACTTCAACAAGCTCAAAATAAGGTTGAATCTCTTAATGAAGCTAAGTTACAAATTGAAGATAGAAAGGCTAAAGCTGATGAACAAATCGGATGGTATACAGCTAAGACTGATAGAAGGTCTAAAGATTCTAAAGCTGAAAACGACGATAAAAGAACTGAAATTGAGTACGCTCAATTATATGATGGCAATTCTAATAATAACGAAGTAAGAAATATATAATATATGACTCCTGTATTTAATGTATGTAAATCTAATACTTGCGGATTAACAATCACTGGTCTCTCAAGAGAGGCCGGTGAGTATCTGCCAGAAGATTCTACTGAAAACATAATTAACACTTTTAAGTACAGTGAAACTGTAACTGTAAATGTTATACAATTAGATAAGATAGACGAACCTGAATTTATTAAATCTACTGTTGCGCCTCATTTAACTAACACTGATGAAGTAAAAGTAGACATATCTAAAGATGGTAACTACCGTATCTCACATATCATAATTCCCACTACAGAGTGGTTGCAAAAAGAAATAGATAATCCTAACAGTTCTTTATCTTCTTATGCAGTTGTGTATGTTTCTGACGGTTCTACAATATATAAGTACATAAATGAAGGGCTTGTTGAATGTCCTGCACTCGAACTTGCTGAAAGAAATCCTGACGGGACTACAATTTCCATAAGTGAAAAAAATACCTTTTCCATTTGTTATTTATCCAAATGTTTTGTTACTTTGTGCAATGAAATTTTAAACATGAACCTTCTTAAATGTAAGAGTAAAAATGCAGATTTAGACAACCTAATATTTAAGAGAGATTTTGTTTGGATGACTATTAACGTAATTAAATACTCCGTTAGCCTTGGTCAATATGCAGAAGCCCAAAGAATATTAGAACAAGTAAATACTTGCAATGGTTTTTGTGATTCAATTAATAACAAATATAAAACTTTAAACAGAAGTTCTGGATGTGGATGCAATTAGTTTACTTAAACAGAAAATAATTGAGGATTATAATTCTTACGTGAAAAAACTATATAAGGGATACCGAGAAGACTATTCTTTAATTTTGCACGAAATAAGTTTTATAGAGACTCATACTAAATTAGATAACTGTGACTTTATTTATCAACAACTAATGTTAGCATAATATATGTCAGAATATAAAGTACTAGAAGAAGGAGTTCTACTTGATGACTGGATGAACGATAATCCAGAACAGCCATATATTCCTAAGAAAACCCCTAGCTGTAATTGCAACACTTGTCCAGACGAAGACGGGCATCTACTAAAGGATAACTTCCTTGGGGAGTTCTTAACTGAAGCTGATAAGAGAAGAGCTAGAGAGAACCTAGGACTCAAAGATATGGAAGGCGATGCAGCCAACATTACTTATAAGACAGATACTGACCCTGATATAGAGTCGGTTAAAGATGCCTTAGATAAGTTGTTCTATGTTCCAATAACTATTAGCTCATTTACTGTTTCTCCTAATGAAGCAGAAACAGGTTCAGAAGTTAATACCCTTACATATAACTGGAAATATAATAAAGAGATTAAACAACAATACTTTGACGGAGAAGAAATTAATGCTTCACTTAGAACTAAAACTATAACTGGAGCATTTAAGACTACAACATCTAAAACCTTAACTGCATCGGACGGAACAGAATCCAAATCCAGTACTGCATCTTTAGTATTCAAGGATGGTAGATATTATGGGGCAAGTGCAACAGACCCAACAGTTTCTGATATGATTTCTTCTTTTACAAGAAGTTTGAATCTTACTAGAGGAAACAGTTTTACAGTTAATGCTAGAGAAGGTCAATATATCTATCTTCTAGTCCCATACTCTTTAAAGAATATTTCTTTTTCAGTAGGTGGATTTGAAGGAGGATTTTTTATAGTAGACGATAATTACCAATTCACTAGATATGAGGGAACTACTATAAGATGTGTTCTCTTTAGAAGTGATAATCCGGGCTTAGGAAGTACAACAGTAACTATTAAATAACATGGCAGTAGAGTTAATTAGCGAAATAGTTCAAAAAGGTGGTCAGGATTTCGCTCTAGTTGATGCCAATAACATTCGTGGAGGTTTCTACCAAGTAACCGAAATGAGCGAAAGAGATGCAATACCAGACAAAAGAAAAAAGAATGGTATGCTTTGTTTCGTACTCAATGACCCTGACAAGGTCTTTACATACCAATGGCTTAATGGTTATTGGATTAAAGCACAACTTGGCGGCGGAGGTGGTGGGGATGGAGACACTAGAGTTGAAATAGTATCAACGCCAGAAGAGCTAGCAAACAGAGTAGACTTGGAAAGAGCTGGACAAATCGTATATATCGAGAGTACAGATGAAGTTCTATTCTGGTCTAATAAAGACAAATGGAGCTCTTTTGACCATATTAAAATACAAGATACAGAACCAGTTGATGATGATGCAGTATGGATAAATACTAGTCAGAAATCACTACCTCAGTATACAAATCCAGATTTGGCTACTATAATAGAGGCAGTTGAAGCACTTAGAAAACTGGTAAATAAGCATGAATATGCATTTACACATGAGATGTCAAGTGGGGGTTTTGAAAATAGTGCAAGACTCGATATGATGAAAGCTGCTTCACCTTTGGAACCAGGAACGGAAACAGAACCGACAGCAGCAGAAGAATATCCAGAATACACTGAATATGAAACTCCAAATTTAAAGCACTTAGCTATTAAAGCAGGAACTTACTCAAGCCTGCTTGAGAACACAAGAAACTTTGTAAATAACGAATTACTATGGTGTACAGACACTAAACAATTATATATTATGAGTAATGGTAGTTTAAATTGGATTAATAAAAGCGGAAGTGGAGGTGGAACCGAGTGGGACCCATCTGTTCTCGACGAACTGGATACCATTGGATTTGTTACCCCTAGTGGTCAAACATACAGGGTTAAGATTGAGAATGATGGAAAAATGGTTATCTATAAAAAGGAAATGGATACACCACAGACTAAACCAACAGGAGGTCAAGAAGACCCTTCGGGCTGGGTTTATGTTACATCACTATTCTTACAGAAGCTATATATAAATTCTATATATTGTGGGGGATTAGCATCTGACGAACATAGTTACAACTATTGTTCACATCATTTTGTTGAACTCTCAAATCTAACTAATGAAGATATAAACTTGAATGGTCTTTCCTTGCAATATGCAACAGAAGGAACTCAATGGCAAGTACTTCCATTATGGGGAACAATCAAAGCGCAGTCTACATTCTTAATTAGAGGTGCTCAGTGTTCAGTAATGGATGCAAATACTACTAAGATTAAAGTAAAAACATACGATATGGAATGGAGAGATTCAGGCGGAAATCTAATGAAGTTTGATAACAACAAATCCAAATTCTATCTTACTTGGGGAACTACTCCTTCAACAGTAAGAAATCCATATTCAAATGCTAACGGAAACTATAGAGTATCGTTAGGATATATCGATTTAGTTGGATTTAATAAAGAAAATGCAGAATCCTCTGATACAATAGACGCAAGCGAAAACAAACCATATACGTATCTAAGTACTGATAAACTCTTTACTAAATACTATGCAATGGACCCAGTAAGTCAGGCTACTAAATCATTAGATAAAAGAAACAATGCTAATGATTGGTATTTTGTTGACCTTACAAAAGAGTTAGTTCCGAGCATTGAAGCTTTCACTCCAAGGGCTTCATTTGAAAATAAAACAATATTCTACAATAAATCTAAACTAGTAAGTTTAAAACCTAACCTAATATCTTGTACCTTTGGTAGACAAGCAACTGCTCCAAATGCCACAAGATGTTTTAATTGGGTGTCAGTAGGATACTTTGACGAATACCTTTGGTACAAGTCAAAAGGAAGTGGCGACGAAGGCTCTTGGACTAAAGTGGAATCATTCAAAAATGAAACGGGCGTTAGGAAATATTACAATCGTATTAGAATGGAGGCAACTGACGGAACTCCATTCACTACTCATAAAATTATTCTTAAGAACTTATCAGTAGGAACTTATGAGTATAGAGTAGGTAGAGCTGATGCAAATGGTAATCCAAGTGAATTTGCTAGTGATTCTTTAACATTTACAGTAAGAGATACTGACGATATAAAAAACGATTTTACGTTTGTTCAGGTAAGTGACCAACAGGGATTTAACTGGGATGAATATAATGTTTGGAGAATATCAGCTGAATATATAAAGAATAATGTTCCAGAAGCGCAGTTCACTATTAATACTGGTGATATGACACAAAATGGAAATAGAATCAATGAATGGATTGACTATTATAATGCTCGTAAATCCCTATGGGGAGTTGAAGAAATGGTGACTGTTGGTAATAATGACTTATGTCCTGCCAACATGTATGTATTAGGAAATGGCGGAGACAGTTCCAAAATTAATCCTTCTAATATGTCGTTCTTCTACACATTCGAAATTGATGAAACTAATCCACCTGTATTTACTATTGAAGGTAAAGAAGTATTCGTTGATTCTCTTTACTCATTTAATTATGGTAATGTACACTTTATGTGTGTGAACTCTGAAATTACTGATTTAACTGAAACTAATATTTATGGATTAAGTACTGGAAAGATAACCTATCCGTACATTAAACAATGGTGTAAAAAGGACATTGATGCTAATGCTTCTGCTGCTTGGCAAATTGCTTATTGTCATGAAATGCCATTTACTATTATTACTCAAAATGTTATTCAACAGTTCTACTGGAATGACACAGAAAATAATAAAGTAGAAAGAAGTGGTAGCCATTTAAATTACAATGTCCCTAATGAAGATAAATACTGGTTTAGTAAGTTCTGCCAAGAAAACAATGTAAGACTTGTTCTTGGTGGACATAAACATACGTACAGCGTTAGTTGGCCGCTTAAAGAGAATTTCTCACAAGATGGAACTCCTATAAGCATGAAGCCAATTATTCAAGTAACTCAATCTGATTTAACTACTTACTTCAATAGTGATAGTTTATATGAAGAAATAGAGGGAGACTTAGCTGGACAAAAATTCCCTGTTGCATGGAAAACCGATGATAACTACAAGCAACATAAACACTTATGTACATTTGAGCTAGTTGATAACATCACTGCTCCTGTGTATGCAATGTGTCAAGCTACTGGTTATAAACATACATCTAACAAAGAGTTGCCTGCACCTAATATACCTTGGTTGAGACACTATTTCCCTGCTACCGTTAAAGTTGTAGACCAGACTAACATTACTGCAACAGTAAATGCTGGACAGAGATACCCATTCTATATTATATGGAATATTACTCCTACACAAATAACAGGTACAGTTAAGAAGATTAATTATGTATTTACCTCTGCAGGTAAGTTTAATATTAATATTCAAAGTAGTGTTAATCCACCAGAAGCTATTGGTGGTAATGGGGAAGAAAACAACGGAAATGATTTAATTATCATAAAATAATGTCAGGTAAAAGTGTAAGTATAAAAAACAAAACTACTAATGAATGGGAAATCGTCGCAGGTAGCGACGCTTCCCAAATTAGTACTTCTAATCCTGACGTGCTAGTATCTGGAGAAGTAAATATCTCTGTTGACCAAGCACTCAGTAGAACCAACAAAAAGATAGAAACACTTCAACGTAATGTTTCGTGGCTTGCGGAACATGGCGGAGGAGGCGGTGGTGGGGGAGGAGATTTCACATCCTCTATTAAATTAACTAACGGTGGTATTACAACATCTGAAGGAGTTAATATTCTATATTCTACCACTAAAGAAGTTAAACTAGATTACTTAATCACAGCATTAAAGAACAACCAAAAATTTACTATAACTGTTTCTCTAGACGGAAATAGTGTTATTTCAGGACAAGAAGGATGGTCTGGAACTCCGGGAAGTTTGCTTATTAAAAACATATCCCAGTACTCATCATCAAATAGTCACTCGGTAGTAGTTACTGCAACCGATGCAGAAGGAATTAACGCTACTCCTTATATGTTAACTGTAATTGAATCATCTATTAATTTATCAAGTAGTGTTTCATCAGTTACTGCAACAATTGGATTGGCATATAAAATAACATATACAGTTACTAATAAAGTACTGGCTGCAGACACATCTTTGATTGTTAACAATGTCACTAATGGTGTTTCTAAAACATTTGAGCTTGGTAAGTTTACATCTACTGAACCTTTGTTATATGATGTTGATTTCTTCAGCTTATTTACAGGAACTCCAACGGCAGGTTCTTCTTACACTATTGAAGCATTTGCACAAACATCTATTGACGGAAAAACTATTACTTCTGATAAAGTAACTAATAAAGTTGTAGTAGAAGACGGAACTTCTCTTGTAGTACTTGTTGATGGTATTACAACTAAAGAAGAAGTAACAGCAGGAACACCTGCAACAGAGTTCCCTCAAGGTGGTAATATCTCATTCTCATTCACTCCTTATCTATCAGGTATTAGCATTATTTACTATGCTGTTAGAATGAAGAGAGGAAACATCGTAAGAGATATTGGAACATTTGAGCCTGATGCAGAAAACCCATTCAATGAAAACCAATATGTGCAAAGAGGTAAACAACAAATCTTTAGTTGGGCTGTTGCACAAAATGACGATTACTTAGGTGATTGGGACATTACATTGAGATGCTGGTCTGAAAAGGGTTCTCCTATGACAGATACACAACTTGCTTGTGTTGTTGTAAAATCTGCACAATCTTTAATTGCTGACCAAAATTCTAGAAATACTAGATATGCAAGTTGGAGTATTAAGAATGAGTTTCCGACAGCTCCCACTGCAACTACATGGATGTCAAAAGAATTAAACTATATATCTCCAGGAACAACAGACCCGATTGTAGTAAATACTCCTTTAAATGTATATAATACTAATGGAGAACTATCTGGATTCTTATCTAGCAATGGACAAACAAAACTAAGACTCAGTGGTGAATCTTACGGTATAGTAGATTTACAACCATTTAAGGATGAAATAAGTGATAATAATAACTGGTCAAGACTAGGATTTACATTCTCTGTAACTCTAAAAACTGACCTACACCCGTTCTCTGATAGAACTATATTCTTTATAGGAAATTACAGTTCTGACGGAACATTCTCCGAAGGTATTAAAGTTGGATTGGAAGACATTGTATGGTCTTACACTGACGGAAATATCAAGGAAACAATTTCTTGCAAGCTACAACAGAATGTTATTAATACTCTTGACTTTATAGTTGATAAGAATAATAGCGAAGTTAAAATCTTTATCAATGGAGTACTTAATGCTGCAAGGGAAATCAAATCTGACTTTACTTGGAAAACTACAAGTAAGTTCTATTTGGCTTGCGATGCTGACGCAAATGGAAATATAGGTAACTTTGCCGATGTTGAACTTTACGATATGAGATTCTTTAGAAGTGCATTAAACGATAAACAGATTGTAATTAATGCTTTAAATGCAAGAGCTAACGCTTCACTTATGTCGGACGGTACAGTAGATTTCTCTCTGTATAACTCTTGGAAATCAAAGAACTTCTTTAGTACATCTGAATCAACAGCATCTTCAACTCTATGGGACGACCAGAACAATACATATGCAAACATCAATTTCGATGCTTTAATTAGTGACTCTAATAAGAAGCCGCCTCTTCCAGTAGTTTATATTGACTGTGGTGGTTCTGGATTTACTAAAGCTGTATATGAAGCTGTAGGTGCAAACCCAACAGAATATACTGGTTGCACATTTAATTACTTTGACCCTAATTCTACTAAGAGCTCGGCAGTGTCTACCGGAGAATTATCAGTACAGATTCAGGGTACATCATCTACTGGTTATAGAAGTAAGAACTTAGAAATAATATTCAGAAAAGAACTATATGATGATTTAGGTGGTTTAATCGGCCCAGAGCTATTCCAGCCAAATAATACATGGATGCCTGAAAGCCAATTTACATTGAAAGCTGACGTAGTTGACTCTGCTCATGCTAACAATGCTTCTATTGGTAAATGGATTAATGATAATGCAGACTTACTGTTTGATAAAACTCCACCAATGGAACAACTTGAATCAAGACGTCCTGTTGATACTAGAGATAAAACAGTTACACATCAAAATGTAACAATTAAGCATACACTTGAAGGATTCCCTTGTATCTTACTTATTAAGTTTGATGGAACTGATACTCAGGAAATGTTAGGTATTTACTCCTTTAACTTAGGACGTAATGCTTACTTTAACATGGGATTCAAGTTTTTTAAATCATTCTCAAGAAGAATCAAGGATTCATCTGGACAGTATCAAGAAAACCCAGTTCCTGCTTTCATTACTACTTACGAAACATATAAAGATAATGAAAATTTTGGAACTATTGACCAAAGACAAATATACTCTTATGAGTTCTCTGAAAATGCTAACATCATTATCAAAGACGATGGAACTAAGCAGATGACTGCTCTGTTCATGCAGGACGACTTATCTATCTTGCAGCATGTTGGAGAATTTAGGTATAATGGAGCAAATGGAGATAACTCCGATGTATCTGATAACAATATTTGGCAAAGACTTCAATTACTATTTACCGACTTAGCCAGTATGACTGGTGAAGCTGTTGATAAGTATAGATGGAATGTCCAAACAAAAGACTACGAAAAAACAGGAGACCAATATGCAGCCCAACAATCTTGGTCAGCCCTAGCTGATGATTTAACTAATAGGCTAAATATTAGAAATGCTTATTCTTACTATATAGTTTGTATAGCATTTGGACTTGTGGACTCTCTTGGTAAAAATATGACACTTCGTTCTTGGAACGTTGGAGGAAGCCTTACTGATGAAAATATGAACAAATGGTGGCCTTGTTTTTACGACATGGATACGGCATTTGGTCTATCTAATACAGGTGAAGAAAATGTACCTAAGACAGCATATCTTGATACCTTTGCTAATGCTAAAGTAGAATCTGGAGTTAACTCTCTGGTAATTACTCAAAATTCAGCAGACGGAGGATATGATACATACTCTGCAAGATTATGGGATGTTCTTAGAGACACAAGATTTATAAATACAGGGGTTTATTCAGGAGCAGGATATGATGCTTTATGGGAAACTTGGCGTTCAGTAGGAACACTTCTTAAAGAAGCTAACTACTTCGTTGATAACTATTTCAGCATCCAAATGAAGAACTGTGGTGAGCTTCTATATAATTATGACTACAAAGTTAAGTATTTAACTAGATATTCAAAGGATGAAGGTAGTGCCGCTTCTTATGCTAATATTGAGTTCTTACATGGACCTCGTGTTGAATTTGTAAGAGACTGGCTAAAGAAAAGATACTACTTTATGGATGGTGTATTCCAATATTCAAATAGTGCACTCATCCAGCCATATAATGAAAAGGGTGCTTTTAAATGTGGTGGTGCGGAAGGACAAGCTCCTACACTTACAGTAAAATCTAACTGCCCGTTAATCTTTACGGTAAACATTGGACAGACATCTGCGGGAGATATTAGATATTTTATTGATGAGAATATCCCAACAACTATTACTCTATCACCTATATCTTCTTTTAATACGCAGATTACTATTAATGGTATTTCTCAAATCAGTCAGCTTGACGGATTGAAATATATGAGATTCCAAGGATTTATGTCTACATTGAGACTGCCAAGTTTTGCAAATGTAGATATATCAGGAGTAAAGACATTGTCAAGTGCTCCAATTCTATTTGAAACAGCATTTATTAATGACCAAGATTTCTCTGATGTAAGACATATTGACCTTAGTAATACATCCTTCTGGTCTGGAAACAATGGTGTAAGTACATTTACAGTAAACATTGAAAAGTATACGAAACTAAAAGATTTGAACATCTCTGGTTCTTGTGTAACTTCTCTATCTTTACCAAATGCTTCACTTGCTTCCCTTAATATTACTAACTCAGATGTAGAAAAGATTACATTACAGTCTCAACCATTCTTGAGTTCTATCGACTTTACAGGATGTAAGAAATTAAAAACTGTAATTATTGATTCTTGTACTAAGATAGAATCACTTACTCTATCAAGTTTAAGTGACTTGGATTCTGTAACCATTACAGGATGTCCTAATTTGAAATCTATTGTTTGTACTAACAATACTGCGCTATCAGTATTTAATGTATCTAACTCTAACAATGTAGAAACAATAAACCTATCTAATTGTAATAGTAGGTCTCTACAAATATATATTGTAGGTGCGGCTAAGATTAAAACACTAAATCTTTCTGGAACTACAACTCCAGAGCCAATTCAGTTAGCACAAGGTCTGAACACAATTACTTCTTTAGACATTAGTAATAGTTCTGTATCTGCTTTCCAATTTGGTAATGACCCTATCCCTACTTATAAAGGTGATAATATCTTAGATTTAAGTCCATTTAATCTTACTTCATTATCTTTAAGAAATGCAGGTTTAGTTAAATACATTAAATTTGATAATAATAAAACTAAGCCATTTACTGTTGGTAATTCTTTCTTCGTTGGATGTTCTTCTCTTATAAGAGTATTCGGACATTTGGCACTTAATGGACAGAGTATATTTAGTAACTGTAACAAGTTCTTTATACATGACATGCCAGATACTATTCCGACTCCAATGATTAGTCCTACTGAATGGTTCGGCCCAGATACGAGCACAGAAGATGGAAAAACTCAATGGAAAGCTAACACAAATCTAGATACAAACTTTACTATCTCAACCACTGCTTTAAACAGTGTGTTTAGTACTACTGCTTGTACTCTATATGATGTGTATTATATACTTAATAGATGTCAGAATGTTACAAGTTTGAATGGTACGTTTGTTGCTTGTAGACAAGTTACTACTTCAGTTCCTAACTCTTTTAACAGAAATATGTTCAAGTACTGCGGTAAAGTAACAACCATAGATAGCTTATTCTGGGATTGTGGAGACTTAACTAGTATATATTTTAGCCCTACACATGATGACGATGGAAACATTACAGCATACGATGGACTGTTCTCACCGCTTGTGAGTTGTACTAATATAAACAACTCATTCCGAGCAGGCGGTCAGAAGTATATGGATGAATATCTATTTGCCCCAGTAAATGCAAATGGAGATACTCTAAAACTAACTTCAATCAGTTGGGCTATCTACCACGAGACATTTATTAAAAATGCTAGTGCTCCTAAAGAAGAAATTTTAAGTTCTGATTATATATATGCCAAGGCAAGTAAGCTGTTAAAATATTTGCCAGAACTTAACAATATAGGTTATCTGTATGCAAGTACTTATTCTAAAATTGAGTTTGATTTAGATACATATACAGAGAATGGAAAGACAGCTTCATACTGTCCTCTATTCTATAATAACTCCAAATTGGTTTCAATAAGTCAATGCTTCAATTGTTACGGTAAAGGTTCTTTATTGAATGTATTTGGCGGAGATGAAGTATTTAACTCTATGAGAAATAACTTCCCTCAATCATTACAATATATTAGAGGTTCATTTAACTGTGCTAAAGAAGGAAGCAATACAGTAACTTGGCCTATAAAGAACTCAATGTTTAGTAAGATTAAGTCTACAATCAAGTTTATTGGGCCGGCTGATGAAGGTAACTTTACAACAAGTGCAGGTAGCTTTGCTGGAGCAGGTATTGTTAAATCATACATTCCAGACTTAGTTGAAGATAAGTTCCCTTATGATGTATTTAGAGGTTGTACTAACCTAACAGAAGCTCCGGCTTTCTTTGCTAGAATGGCGTTTCCTTCTGATACAACAACTGAAATTCCGGGAACTACATTTAATGACTGTACCAAACTTACTAATATTTCTTACATGTTCTACAATATGAGTAATGTAAAATACTCACTTACAAGTAGAGGATTTAAGAATTGTAGGATAGTAAATGCCACAGCTTGTTTTATGGAAGACACATCTAACTATTGTAAAATAGGAAAAGTTCCTTATGGTTTATTCTATCAAGAAACGGATGTAAGAAAACAATTTATTGGTTGGAATCATACAGACGCTGCAGCTTCTGGAATTACTGAAACATTTGGCATTACAGAAAGTGGAGAATGGATTCCTGATGATGAATTGCCAACTCAATTACCTGCAACTAAAACATATGAGTTTACAAGAAAACAATTAAATAGGACTATAGGAACCTTAGATGGATGTCTAAGAGGATTTAGAAGTCCAGATGCATCTCAATACTTAATTGATTGGGGAAATCTAGAATATGGAGATTCAGGGGATTTAGTAGCAATTAATGAAGACTATAACCCAGTTGAGTTTATAAAGAACTCTGCTTATGACCCAAGAGAACAGGTTCCTAATCCTGCTTACAATCCTGAAAATCCAGGAGCTGAGCCAGAGTTTATTCCTAATCCAAATAGAGATATTCGTAGAGTATTGAAGAATACTAACTATGACCCCTATGAAGAAATGTGGAATTATTGGGCAGTTGACGGTAGGGTTGGAATGAAGGGAATTATAGAAAACAGTAATTTATATAGAGATGTATTAAATGGCACTGTAACTACACTTCCAACAACCATTCCAGATACTATGGAAGACGAAAACAATAGTAGGTCATGTATAACTCCTGCTTCTTACACAGCTAAAAGACTAGTTATGAACTACATTTGTCCTCCAGATTTATTTAGATATTGTGAAAACAGTGCAGCACTGAATGTGAATAACATATTTATGCAAAGTGGGATTTCTTCAGACGTCACTGGTAATTATCAATCTTATGGTCTATGTGGTAGAATCCCGCCAAGATTGTTTGAACCAATATCTAATGTGACTAAGCTAGAAGGTATATTTTATTATTGTTTTATGGTTAATCCATATACTTGGCCTGATACTACAAATGCTGGAACAATGTATCCACCGAACCTATTCTCAACATTGAGAAATTTAACTTCTATTAAGTTGTTATTCTCATACAATGAGATACCTTCTAATATTGCTCTATCTTCTTCACTATTTGTGAATAATTTGAGTCTTTCAGACTTAGATAGAACTTGGATGTGTTGTAGATGGTATTCGGATGCTACATTGCCTGCACAAGTCCCTACTGACTTATTCTCTAGAAATGGAGCTTTAGGAAACCTAAGAGGTACATTCTCAATTTCATCTCTGAGTGTAGATAGTAGTGATAATGTAACAGCTAGTTTATATACTTATGGAAGAAACCCAATAAAGATAGACAGTACGTTAGTAACAAGAGCAAAACATGCAAATGTATCAAACGTATCTTATATGTTTGGTGGTTGTAAGACAACTCAAGGAACTGTACCTGAGCTATGGAATTGGCTAAACAAACTATCTCTTAAATATAGAACACAACCATTCTATCAAATGTCTAAAGCATTAATAACAAATAGTGCTGGCATACCTGCAGAATGGTCAATAGGTATGAATGATTAATAATTTTAAAACGATATAATATGTACGGATACGGAAAAGTAGCAAACAGAGAAGGTAAAATATCTTCTGTCCAAGTAAGTATCTTGCAGAATGTTCCTGCCGGAGATTTCTTCCCCGGTGTGATATTTCTGATAAAGAATATTACTGACGATAATATAATGGCAGAGATTAGACCAGCAGGACAAGACGATTTTATAGAAACAGTCCTATATCCAGGATGGAACCCTGAGATGTGTGAAGAAATAAGAGACGCAGAAGAAGGAACATTACAATATGGGTACTAATATTACTGGTATTGGTAACGCCAATGCCATAGGATTTAAGTCTAGAGTTACAGGTGGGGCATACTTCCCACCTGAACTTAAAGACGCTCTTGTAGGGGTATGGTCAGCCTACGGTAAATCGAATGATAGTACTGACCGTAACATTATCAAGAATAAAATAAAAGATAAAGGTGGAGACTTTGTAATCAGTAACGCAGCTTTCAAGCTCAATAGCGGATTCGGGAAGTATAGTGCAGATTTCGAATCTTTTGATTGGACTACCGACATAAGCCAAAAACAACACAACAAAGCCACTTTATCGCTCAACGGTAGGCTGTGTAATCATACGGCTATTGAAATTGATGAAATGAAAGTAAACATCATCGGGAATGTTACCGAATTAATATATTGGTATATAGCAAATCCTGATGATACTACTAGGTCGGAAATAAGATTGACTTCTGGTATAAATACTCTTCCGAAAAGCTATGCGAAGGACGATGGACAAACGTACAATATAGGCTTTGCTTACATATCAGGGGATAGTGAGATTACTATCGAGCAAATCCCCTCTTTCGAAGGCGCCTTCGTCACCGACGGAATCGACGACCTGATTACTTCCACCAAGACCGTACAGGAGATGTTGGGAGGAAGTAATGAGATTACTGTGGTGAGTATGATTCATAAGATGTCATCAGATATGAATTGGAGCAATCTAATAGGAGAATTAAAAGGAAATCATACGTTTGTTGCCAATAGAGGGACAAATACTGATAAAACAGGAATATATGGCTATACTTATAACTATAACGAGAATGCCATTGTTATAAATAATATATTAGGCGATAAGAATGATTATATAGTTAGAACTTCCACATCTTTAGGTCTTGATAATAAGTATTATGTTACAGGTTTTAGAAGTGCTGGTATCATTCAAAATATATCTCAAATAGCTTGGTATTGGACATTCATAGCTAATAGAGTTCTTACAGAGGATGAAATTAATCTTGTAATTGAGAAATATAATCTTGATAGACCCGGAGAAATAGTTAAACCTCAAGTTTATTATAACATAAAGAAACAGAAGATTTCTAATGATAATCACTCTGCATTTGATGATAAACTAATTGACTATTCTGGAAATGGTTATGATGCTAAGTTGTATAACTTTGGCTGGAAAGAAGATAGTGGAATTGGAAAATATGGAACTGATTTTACTAGTTGGCTTAAAAGTATCAAAATAACGTCTTTTGATTCCGAATCATTCAGCTTTATTAGTGATGTAAATTGGACATTATTATACTATAAATCTAATATCGGCAAAGATATGCCGTCATTTAAAGTTAAGATTAAACTTGATGGAGACGGTGCAATATATTATAATTATATAACCCAAGAGGGAATACTTACAAACGTCAGTATAAAAACGGAAGAATTTGAAACTCCTATTAGTTATAATACCAAATATACAGGAGAAACTCCTGTAAACGTTGGGTTTACTATGGGCGTTAGGTCAGGAGAGTGTAGTGGTACTATTACTCAAATTCCAGAGTATAAAGATGCTTTAATATTTGACGGAATAGACGATTATGGAAAAGTAACAGGATTGCCTATTTTAAAGGATTATACAGTCGCTGCTGATTATATCAGAACATTTGCAAAAGAAAACGCACAAGATTCTCCAATATTATCCAAGTCTAAAGTTGCAGGTAGTGGAGCTTTTTTATTCAACTACTTAAACGCTGACTCCATAACAAGTTCTTATTCATTTGGAACAAACAACATACTAAAAGAAATAAATGATTCTGAAAGAAAAATTTATTATCTATCTAAATATGCAAGTGACGGCCATAATGTTAATGCTGGCTCTGCAGTAGATTATGATACTATGTGGTTAGGTACTTATAGAGATAATATTAGTAATTTCTTTACTGGAGCTTTGTATTTTGCAATGCTGTTCCCTTATTCTTTATCAGAGTTTCTACTTGAAAGACAGATAAGGAAAGCCAGAGCAGGAACATTATATTCTAATCAAGTTGAGTTTAGACCTATAATTCCAGAGGATGAAAACATTACTAAAATTGATTATTTTGTTGTTAATTCTGGTACATGGACAGTAATTAAACCTGGAGACTATGTAGACGTAGGAGCTAGGATTGTTCTTAATGTATATACAAAACTTCCTTATAAAATAGCAGGAGCATCTTCAACAGCTTTTACTGGTATGACTGTCGGACCTTCAACAGCATTAAATATATGGGATGTTAAGGGTTATATAAAGGATAAGACTCCACAGAAAATCAAATTGACTCTTGCAGTTAATGAAGATATTGTTCAATGGAATCCTGCAATTACATCTAATTTACTTGATTCTTTTACTGCATCAAGTTGGTATTTAAATGGTTGGGATAACACCTTAACAGTAGGAACTTGGATTAAGAAAACTGATAGAGTATTCTTCAAAGCCACATTTAAGACAGAATTATATGGCCTTGAAACAGCTACATTTGGTGGAACTGAATGTGTAGTAAGTAAAGCTGATAACTGGTCTGATTCTAAAAACATTTGGGATATAAGAATGCTTGGAACTGTTGGAGACTTAAGTCAAATATTCAATCTGGATGTGTATGAATTAATAAGGTTTGAGGACATTGTACAACCTTATCCAGTTCTATTGAGATTCAAAGATGAAAACGGTAATGAAGTATCTTGGGGAGGAAAGTTTAGAGTAGGCTCTACTATTACTAGAATAGGTTCTGCCGCTGATTCTAATCTACTTCCTAATATATATAATATATTTGGATTATTATTGAATGACAATCAAGTAACTAGTTCTAAAGTTATTGTTGAAAAAACAATGGTATTTAAGGCTAAAAGTGCTTATATATTTGATAATAATGAACCTAAATGTATCCTGTCTCCTAGCAGACTAAGAATACCTAATAGTTCATATAAGCTACTCGGCTACATTCCCGATATATCCGGTCATGGTAATCATGGAGTCTTTAATAACTTTGCATTTAGTAAAATGTCTGGAGCTGACGGTTATCCTTATGACTATAAATCAACATCTGATTTTGTGGTTCATGCTAGAAATGCTGTTCTCGTAAATAGCGAAACTGTTAAGTTTATAAATGTTTTAACTCAAACATCTTTTTATTATAAAGGTACAAGCTATAAAGGAAAAATTAAAGTAACAGGAATAACTAAAGCTATTGCTAGTGGTAAGGTTAGATATTTGGACATTTATAGTAACTCACCAACTAATAATGATAGAGTTATTATCGATAAGGACGGAATATATGATGTAAACATAGAAACTGAAGATGCTATTAATATCTTTTTCTATCTCACTCCTATAGTTTCAGGTACTACCGCTCTCGATGAACCTGTTTATTTAGAGCAAGTGGGGAATTATGAAGGCTCTATATGTTTTGATGGAGTTGATGATTACATGGATATCCCTTCCTTATCAATAGGAGGAAAGCAGGTATTAATGAAGACAAACTGGTTAAAATCTCCTACATTATTGTATGACCAGAGAGCGTCGGGAAGTTTTGCTATTCTTACAACTAAGGAGGATGACGCAACTAATCCAAGAATAGCGTACCAAGCACGTAATCAAGATGGCAAGACTTACATAGATGGGATAGAGAATAATTATATTGAAACTTACTCTCTAAAAGGTATAACACATAATATTACAGTGACAAACCCTTCGGCAGGAAGTGGAGTAGTACCTGTAATAGGTGCCAATACTGGTAAGTCAAGCGGTTTTGCCAAAATGGCTCTTTATGATTTCATGTTGTTTGACGAGGTAAGTACTAACGAAGAAATAAAGCAACTCAATGATATAGTAGGAATTGAGGGAAATTATGTACAAAGACCTCCTTACTATTGGGATACACATGGTAAGAGTAATCTTGATGGAGACAGAGGAACTATTCCGCAGTTAGGGACAGCAGAAGATTATAGCTTTACTTCATTTGATAATGAAATAGATTGGTATTTATCGTCTAGTAATTATATTGATGTTGTATCCCGTAACGGATATAAAATTACATTAAAGAATCTAAGTACAGGAATTGACGGCTGGCGTTTCCAAAATAGTACAGTTAAAAGATTTATATTAAATGATATTCCATTTAAAATTAAATCTAATAAAACTATTAGAGTCTATTGGGATATGCACTATAATGCAATATCAAGTACGGAACTTCGTCAAAAAGTTGTTAGTGTTACTACTATAAATCCTAATGAAGATACTCTTATCAATCTAAGACATTTGACAGAAGAAGAGCTGACTGAATTAAATGTGAATAAGAGTACTATGTATTATTTACTATGGTTCGATGTATCTACTCTTGCAGTAAATGAAGAAGTAACCATAGAAATGCTTCCAGTTGAAGGCGGAAGAAATCTTTGGTTAAATAATTACGGTTTTGCTTACGATAAGATGTCTGGCTATGAAGGATATTCGTTTAAATCATTTAATGATAGTCAAAGCTGGAATATACGAGGAGACAGCACTGGAGTTGAGATTATTAGTAGAAATGGTTACTCTATGACAGTTAAGAAACTTGTTCAAAATTTGGATTGGCAAATATCTAACAATGAATATAGATACCCAACAATTCTTGATAAGGAAGTTCCGTTTAAGTGTAAATCAAATAAGAATGTAGGTCTAATATGGCAATTAAAATACAAAACAGAAGGAGCTACTTCTGATACAACTGTTACATTGATTAATCAGCAGCTAACTCCAAATGTTCCATTAGAAATTAGTTTACCATATAAGACACAAGATGAGTTAACAGAACTAGGAGCAGTATCAACTTCTGTTTATTATCTTCTTTACTTCTCTAATACTTTACTTGAGATAGGTGAAGAATATACAGTTGAGATGCTTCCTTTGTATCCTAATGGTTTAGTATATGATGGAGTAGATGATTATTCAGAAAACATTAGTATTCCAGCATTTACTGATTATACTTATATATTTAAAAGAACTTTACTAAATAAAAAGTATAATAGTGCTTCTGTATTTAAAGGAAGCAATCAACAAAGCGGCGGAGGAGCATTTATATGTGATTACAATTCTGTTGAACCAGAGTTAATGATACAAGGATATTCCTTCGGAGCAGGATTATATGCAAATAGTTTAAATACAAATGACATTGTATATGGTACAAAGAACTCTGTAAATGGACAAACAATTACTTCTGGTAACAATGCTGATACAGAGGGTTTAACTATTGGTAAATGGAGAGCTTATAAGCAAATGGTATTCTACAAATTGATGCTTTATCCAAGAACTACTGATATGCTAACCATTAATATGATAAAAAATATGATGGCAGAAGATGGAATAATAGATATACAAGGTAAGTTATTTACTGACAAATATACAGGAGATTTTAATTTAGACTTTAATAAAGACTTTTTAATAGGTAACTAACAATGGCAAATTGGAGTAATTTAAAAACAGCAATATCAAGTGTTGTTAAAAGTAACGGAATCCAAGGGATTACCGGAGATTCACTACAATCTGTAATGTTAAATATGGTTACAAAACTAGGAGAGAATTATATGTTTGCAGGGGTAGCTACCCCTGCTACAACTCCTGGGACTCCAGATGGTAATGTATTCTATATTACTACACAAGCTGGAACTTATGCCAACTTTAATAATACAGTAGTGGCAGATGGAGAACTAGCAATTCTTATGTGGAATGGTGCTTGGACAAAACAGAGTATGGCAATAGCCACTCAAGCAAAGATGGAAGAAATTGACCAACATGTAACGGAAGTTGATGCTAAACTTAATGAAATGCAAAAAGGTATGGAAGATGTATATGCCTATGGAGTCGAATGGGATTCTACTGTGGCAGACCCTACTCTCACAAGAATTGGGAATCTTACTCTTCATAAATCGTTACCTATTCAGTCTCAATTAAAAGGCTGCGTAGCTAACGGAGGAGTAATCAATTATTATCTTCATCCAGATGATTGGTCAAAGAAAGAAGATGGCACACCATCAGTATTAGATGGAACTGACGGAACTGTCAGAGTTAAAGTACCTCGATTCTGGGGAAAATCTGGAGTTGCAGGAACAAAAAGATGGGTTAAGATTTCTACTGTATGTATTGATGATACTTGGACAGAGATTCCAGCAATGTTAATAGATGCATATAGGTCTACAACAGATAACACTGTAACGGCAACACCTAAGTTGGTATCAGTTGTGAATACTACTGCTGCATTTAGAGGTGGAGGAAATAGACCAGCTTATGATACTTATTTAGAAACTGACCCAGTTAGAACAGATTTAGGAAAACCAAGAACAGCAATGACTAGAGCAGTTGCACGTACTTGGGCAATAAACGCAGGTTCAGAACTACTGAACTACGAATACTACAAATGGATAATGTTTTGGCTACCTGTGATTGAGTACGCTACATTTAATATGCAAGCTAACTTCAATTCAGATTTAACTTCCGAAGGCTTTCATCAAGGAGGATTAAGCGCAGGTGTAACAAACATGTCAAATTGGGAGTTTTACAATGGAAATTATTCAGTATGTCCTTGCGGATATGCCAATGAATTAGGAAATTTTACAGGAGCTAAGGTTATTCCTCAAGCTGATTGGGTTTATGAATCCACAGGTTTAACTAATATGGCTTCTTATTCAAGAGATACTGCTCAAGCAGATATGACAGCAGAAACAAATAAAGTCACAATTACAAATGTTAAAGGTACTAATAGATATATGTATAGAACTTGGGGTTACCAAAATGGAGAAACCGTTTATACTATATCAGGATTAGCAGAGGGACAAGATGTAATATTCTATGTAGGAGGTACAACAGTAGCAACAGCTACAGCCGATGGAGATATTACAGTAAATTGGCCTACAAACAATCTGGGAGATAGATGCATTAAATCATCTTTTACTGGAAGTTGTAACATTGTGATTTCTATTAAGAGTGCATCTAACGTAAATGTAACAGTTAGCCGTCCAGCTATGAGTATTGCAAGATATAGAGGATTTGAGAATATCTTTGGAGACCTGTGGACAAATATGGAAGGCATAATTATACAAGGTTATACAGACGAAGGAACAAGCACTTATAACTGGAAAAATGTATATACAACTACTAATCCAGAAAATTATGGAGAAACAGAAACTCAAAAAGCTAAAATGAAATTAATCTCTAGTAGAGAAATTCATGCAGATGGATATACTAAGGATTTTGACCTCCAAACAACAGGAGAAATAGTACCATGTGCTGTTGGTGGTGGAAGTACTACCTATATGTGCGACTATCATTACACTGGTAATAAAGACGCAAGTCTAAGGACACTCTTGCTTGGCGGCTGCGCTCTTGATGGCGGTCTTTCCGGCCCTGGTTTCTTCTATTCTTATGGTGGGGTCGGCAATTCCAGCGCCGATGTGGGTTTCCGTACTCTAAATAAAATTGAAAAATAATTTCTCATAACATATAACAGATAGGGCACTATTTACCTTTTTTACCGGGTTGCAAGGGCAGCGAAAGTTTACTGTGAAAAACAAAACTCTTACTTAGCAGCAACGCTAATAATGGCAGTAATTCCAGCCCTAGTTACTTCAATTCTAATAATGGAGTCAGCAATTCCAGCACCAATGTAGGTTTATTATATATTTTGATTTTGATAATTTTGTTTTTATTATTTTGTCTAAATAGTGTCCTTGCCTCTTGGCAAAAAAAAATAACGTAGTATTTAATATAACTGGTGTTAGTAGGTTAATTCTCGAACACTCCTTGCATAAATATATAAGACTTTGAAAAGAATAGGATATTTGCATGAGCAGGTATGTAGCCTGTCTAATATAGAACTTGCTGATAGAAAAGCAAAAAGACACAAATCAGTCAGATGGGGAATCCTGAAACACGATAAGCATCATGAGAGGGAAAATGAAAAGTTGGCAACCGTTTTGAAGAACTTGACATATCACACTTCAAAATATAGCACGTTTAAAATCTATGAGCCTAAGGAGAGATTAATCTTTAGGCTTCCATATTATCCTGATAGAATTACGCATCATGCGATAATGAATATAACAGAACCAATATGGGTAAACATATTTATCAAACATACATATTCTTGTATAAAAGACAGAGGAATACATGATGTTGCAAAAGACTTAAAGTACGTTTTGCAAAAATATCCAGAAGAAACTAAGTATTGTTTGAAAATTGATGTGAAGAAATTTTATCCGTCTATTAACCATGACATACTGTACGAAATACTCCAAAAGAAAATAAAAGACCCTAAATTGTTGAGTCTACTAAAGGAGATAATATATTCGGCAGACGGAGTACCCATTGGAAACTATTTGTCTCAATTCTTTGCAAATTTATATCTTGCTTATTTTGACCATTGGGTCAAAGAAGAGCTTAAATGTAAATTCTATTTCAGATATGCAGATGATATAGTAGTATTAAGTGACAATAAAGAATTTTTGAGAACAGTTCTATTGTCAATGAAATTATATCTGCGAAATGTCTTAAAATTAGAACTTAAACAAAATTATCAAATTTTTCCCGTAAACAGTAGAGGAATAGACTTTGTAGGTTACAAGTTTTTCCATACTCATGTACTGCTCAGAAAATCTATCAAAGTTAGATTATTCAAGTTAATTAAAGGGTACAAGGATAAGAAAATTGATAGAAACGAGCTAAGAAGGAGAATGCAATCGTATTTTGGATGGTTAAAGTTCTGTAATTCTAAAAATCTACTCCATAAAATTCAGTTAGAGACTGGATTGAGATTTTCTAACTGGAATGGGAAGAAGGTAAATATTTCAAGATTCTATGGTAAGTATATTCATATAGTTGACATCATATTGTATAGCAATAGATTCAGAGTCAACTTTGTATATAATTATAAGCCATATTATTTTGAGAGTAAGAATAAACGATTGCTTTATTCTATACGTAGATATTCATTACCTGTAAATTTTAAAATAACACCATATGTTAGACCCAAGAAGAATAGAAGCAAACCTGCAACCCGAACCGATTGAATTGCTTGGAAATGGTACATATTATTATAACTATGATATTAAATCAGAAATAGTATACGTTCCTCACATGGACGGAAGTACAACGGAAGAAATTAGATGGAATTACATTCAGATACATTTAAGTGGAACACCAGAATATAAGGCATGTGCTAGAGCTATTATTAGACAATATATTGATGAAGAATCAGAGTTCTCCATAATTAATGACTTTAATGCACACCAATTAGGAATTAGAAAAGATGAAAAAGCATACTCTGAATACATAGAGTATATTAATTTAGTTTCAGAAATCAAATCAAAAATTAAGTCGGACTTTAATAAATAAAATTATGGATTACGCAATTGTAACAAAAGAATGGATGACACAACGTGGTTTAATCATAGAACCACACATGAGAACAAGTGTAGATAATAACAAAGTAGTATTACACAAATCGTGGCTAAGACCTTTCTTAGAAGATGAAGGTATTGAGCTTTACTATCATGACGACCCTGCTTTTATAGCACTATTAGCATCTGCAGAATGGACATCTCCTGAGGGAGAAATCGAACCTGTGTCTATGGGAGAAGGAACAAAAGAAAGTCCTTACACATATGATGGAGTAATGTCTTTAGTAAAGGGTAACTATTACTCACAAGATGGAGTTACATATCTATGTACAAGAAGTCTTTATGAAGAAAACAGCACTGCTCTTAAAGATTTAATAGGAATGTATGTAAAGGAAGCTGCCTAAATGGCATCTTTCTCATTTGAAAAATAATTTTTAACACTCGTAGCTAAATTACAAGAATTTTTAAAGAAATTTAATAATTTAGTTGCGAGTGTTAATTTTTATTTATATCTTTGTGCTGTTACAAATGGAGAAAGACCGAGACGTCTAAAATTATAATTAGGTCGATTGAAAGGAGTAATAAGTAACTGATAATAAAAAAGTTACTTTAGTTCATTTATTAATTTAAAAAAATTTTTAAACATGGCAGAGTTTTTAACAATGGAAGATGCCGAAAACAAATGCGGGCCTAACCCTAGGTATTATTGGTACAGCACTAGCTGCACTTGGTAATAACGGAGGAGGCTGTGAAAACAACGGTGGTATTTTAGGTGGACTCTTCGGAGGAAACAATGGCTCTTGTTGCGCTATGCAACAAGCAGAACAGGCTAAAACGTTAGCAATGGTTCAAGGACAACAGGCAGATAATTTATCTTGGGCAAATAGAGTACAATCTATGCAAGACGACATCAACCTATATACTTACATCAATGCGGCTGATACAGGACTTCGTAATCAAAATTACGAAGGAAGAATCACCGACCAGGGAGAAAAATGTAAAATGTAATATGTATATAGACCTTATAACAAGAGACAACGCACAGAATCTGAGATTGTGTGACGAACTCTATAAGAGAAGAGAACAAGATGTCCAAGAAAAGTCTGATTTGTTCGCAAGATTAAGTACTAGAATCAGTGATTTAGAGAAGAAAGAAGCTGCTACATCAGCTGCATTACCTCTAATGTTCGAACTTGCAAAAGAAAAGTCAGAAAGATATTCTGATGCTTGCTGCTGCAAGAGCGAAAAAGATTTACTTAAAACTGCTAGTGCTCTTCAAACTGAAGGTATGGCTGTGGCTAACAACTTACAAAGACAACTTGACCATAAAATTACTGGAGAATTAAAATATTCTTATAGTAACTTATGTGCTCCTGTTCCTAGTATAGCTCCTCTTTATTGTAGTCCGTTTACGCAATATGGTACAGGCATGTACGCTGGTACAGCTGCTTCTAACTGGAACGCAGTGAATACAGCTATTAATGGAGCTTGTCCTTCTTGCCAAGCACAATAAGATATTGAAAGGAGATTATGTAACAGTAGTCTCCTTTCTTTTTTTATAACCTAAAATGCTCAAAATTATGACTACAAAAATAACTCCATTTGGAACCGAAGATAACGGGAGTCAAATATTAGAGTTTAATGTTTCTATACCTAAGGGAGCAAATACAAGTATAGCTCCTAACTCTACACTAACAGTAACACAAAGATTCGCAGAAGTCTATAATCAAGCCACTTCTGGTGCTGCTTCTTATAGACAAGTCACTAAACTAGATGTGGTTCATAACCTACAATATGTTGATTGTAAGGGTGCACCAAAAGTTATCACAAACGTCACTTCAACTATTATCGATACTCCGGCAACTTCCGCTACTCCAGAAACTCTGACACCAGAGATTTTCAAAGTAGTTGATGTTTTAATTCCAAGAGGAAAGACAATAGTAACACAAGATTTAATTAACGATTTACCTACAACTACGCCACAGTTGGCTCATTGTGCTTATTCTGTATTCGTTATACAGATGGCAGCACCTGCTCCAGCACCAGCGCAGTAACTAATTAATTTATGACATGTTTGGCGATACTTTTAGTAACAATAGCTTGGGTGATTTACAGAAGACTTACTACCAACAACTGGAAACGTTGAACAGGATGCAACAGCAGCAACAAGCGACTAACACTTCTATATTAGAAGAGATTAATAAATCAGTCGGGATGCTTAGTTCTGAGGAACAATCAGTATTGGCTAATTCACATGATTATCAATTAGCAAAACAAACCTATGAAGCCGGTTTTATGGCTTACTTAGGAAATAAATTCGCTGGAGAATACGTAAGTAGTCCGGATGGAAAAATTGCTGCTGAAAATCTATTGAGTGCAATTAATAAGTCCAAGGAAAAAATTGCAATAGAATTAAAGAAAAAACAAGAAAAACTTGATACAATGCTTAATCTATTGGAAAATGACCCAGAAATAAAGAAGAGATATGATGAACTTATGATGAATAAACAATAATACTATGGTTAGTGACAAAGAAATATTAATGCAAGCTGCTGAGAAATATGCAAAGGATATCGCGAGTAATTTCTTCGGATTATCCACTATTCCAGTACAAACTGCTATCACCTATGTTGTAAGAAATTGGGTTGATAAACACAACGCTCTAATTGACTTATTTGTTGATATTGACGGAAATATAAATACGAAGATTCTAGGAGATGCTGCAAAATCAGTATTGAAAGAGAACGACGGTTTCAAAATTGGAAAAGTAAAATTCACTGAAGCCGATGTAGATGATTTATTTAGTACTTTCAATGACATCAAGTCTAGAAATATATAATAAGATACCATCGGCATTAATTTGTCGGTGGTATTTTCGTTTTAATATACTTAATAAATCATGGAAAACGTTAGAGTAGACTCTCTCTTAGGAAACAAAAAAGTAATAGTTGGAAATCCCTATTCTGACATTGTACTAGAAACTCTAGGTAAAGTTTATGTAAAGACAGGAAACAATTTAAAAGTACTAAGTGATGTTTTAAAATTACTTGACCAGGCCAACGAAAAAGACTCTACTGGAACTATTATAGTCGATAGCCAAAGTGCTATGGAAGAAATGGAATACCCAGGCGATGGACGGTTTATATTTAATACACTCACCAAGACTTTATACATATCCTACGATGAAAGATATGTCGCATTAATAACAGCAGAAGATGGGGAAGGTTCAGACAAATATGTTAAAAAGTCTGGAGATGTCATTACTGGAAAGTTAGAATTTACTACTAATGAAGTTCCACTTATTGTGGCTTCTTCAAAGCTAGTTAAAAACTTTAATGCAGAATACGTTGGCGGATATGCTGCGGATAAACTTGCGAAGAGATTAGAAAATGAATATATATATGGTAATTGGACATTTAAGTCTTCTGGAACATCGGAAGATACTTGGCTGTTTAAGAGAATTGTTAGATTTAATCAAGACTTAATAATAGATGGCAGCCTATCCACTGCTCAATTTCAATCTGGATATGGAGGATATGGGTGGAGGTTAGATTCAACTACTAATACACTTACTATTGACTACCTTGTAGTTAGAAAAGCTATGAGAGTATATGAGATGGTAATAAATAAAATAACTGCAACCAATGGCTCAATATGGGTTACAAATGCTTCTAAAGCAGATAATGTGTATTATCCAATTGTGTGCAGCATAAACGATTTAGACGGAACTGCTGATTCAGGTAAACTATGGGCATCTGATGCTTATTATCTGTTTACTGAAACATGGAGTTCTACTGGATATAAATTCTTTATATATATAACAGATTATTCAGCATTAATCAATAATCCTGAATTTACTGGAAAAGAAATGTTACTTGATGAAGCTTTATTGACAAGAGAAGTGACTGAAAGTGATACATCTGACTTTATTGAATTAAGGAATAACGTTAAATTATTCTACGTTTATAGTAGTGATTTTGCAAAAGATGTAGAATTTGAATATATAGAGAATATTTCTGATTACGAAGAAACTGGAGTTACTAAAACTATAAATATATATGACACTTACTATGGAAAAAATCCTAATGGAGATTTACTAAATAATAACTTCTATATTGTTGTTACAGACGATGAGGAATATCCATTATTAAAGCCAAATGATTTAGTAAGATGTCAGAAGTGGTCCAATGGTAATATTAAATATTATGATGCCATTGTGACTAATCAGTTAGGAAGTTATTCCTACGTAATGCAAAAAGCAATATCTGTATTTGATAAATATACGGAAATAAATTATAATGAAGATGGAACCGTAGCTAGTATGACAGAGGAATACAATGATAAGTTATACAGTATGACCGAGGATTCCGAAACAACAACTAATGTTGAGGATAGACTTGATGAAATTGCTATTGGTGACGATATAATACAAATGGGAAATTTAGTAGATGCAAACAGGCAAAATGCTATTTATTTAACATCTACTGATGATTATTCTCCTTATATAGACATAATCTCTGAACTTACTAGACCGGATTACTCTGTTGTGTATAGGATTCCTAAATACATTACTGATAAAGACGGTAATGAAGTAAACTATGAAATGGTTAAAAAGCTAGATTCAGAAGGAAATCCTGTAATAGGAAGTGATGGGGAACCAGTAATGGTAAAAAAATATATCTATAAATATACTAAAACCTGTAAAGTAAGATTGGGAAACCTTGGAGGAATAAGGGATTCTACTTTCCCAGAAAACAAACAACCTAGAGGATATGGTTTGTATGCGGACAATGTATTCCTTACTGGAGAGTTTTATTTAAACAATGGACAATCTGTGATAGATTTCTCACAAGATGGAGTATTTCTTAAATACAAAGAAGCTGGATTATCTATTGCTGATGACCCTAAAACAGGTGACCCTATAATCTCTTTGGAAGCTAACAAGGTATGGATTGGAGATTCCAAAGGACAAATCGGAACTTTGTTTAAAGTAGAAGATGGTAAAGCATATATAAATACCGATTTTATTAAATCCCAAAAGATTGAGGTGCAGGAAATATGGAATTATTCTTTTGATGAAACTACATCTCAGCAAGTTGAATTACCACTATTTGAGGGAACTTATACTCCAGTTATGTATGAAAGTAGTATAGGAACTATGACTCCGGACCCTCCTTATGGAATGGCAGATTCATCAGCATGGACGGGAACAATATCTAAACATGACGGAAGTGGAGTATTTAAAGATTCATCATTATATCCAGGTTCAGCCTGCTTTATGGAGTCAGTGAACGGAGAACAAGTTCACATAATGACCCCAATATTATCTTTAAAAAATGGAACTTTAGACGGAAAATTGTCTTACTGTAACATTGGAGTAAATATGGGAGATTTCATTGGAGAAGGCATGGGTGAAATAAAGGTTACAGCTTATAGTGTAGATACGGGTGAATCTTGGGATGTTCCATTCAAAATGGCTAGTAGAGGAACCTTAGACTATGAATTAAGTGCGATAGAAACTACTGCTGCTACTAATAATTTAATATTTGCTATATCATTGATTCCAGCTTCAAAGGAAACTGCACGAAGAATAATAGTAAATATATCAGTCAGCTATTATTATCATGAGGGAGCGTTAAATTGGGCTTTGTGGAAAGACGGTTCTGGTAGTTTAGCAAGGGAAAAAATATCATGGAAAAAAGATGGGGAACTTACTATAAATGGCGATTTTAAGTCTTCTAATGGACAAACTA